CCGAAGAATACCAAGGCATGATGCCTACCGTTGATGACGGTAAGCATGCAGGTGTTGTTTCTGTTGGTGGTCTTTTGCTTGCAAGAGTTCCTGACGAAACCATTGCAGAGCGCAACGAGTATTACCGTCGTAAGGCTCAGGAACAGTTACACGCTGTTGACAACGAGATGATGCGAGAAAACGCTCACTCTACAATGCGGATCCAGAGCCCCGAGAGGAGCTCGCGCACTTCATTCCGTCAACCCTAAAAAGTTGATTTTTTAATTTTTGTAGGAGCTACAAATGGCAAATATCAATAAGCCTTTTGGTTTGCGTCCCGTTGGTAACTTGTCTGCTACTGGTGCCCAGAAGCAGTACGGCTATCAGATTGAGGATAATCAAGCCGGAGCAATTTACCAAGGCGACTTGGTCGTCGTATACGACGGTTACATCATTAAGTATGACGCATCCACACATGCCGCCCCCACAGGCGTCTTCAACGGTTGCCAGTACTATGATCCGACCCGTGCGGGCAAGCCCACATGGAAAAACTTCTACCCCGGTAGTGTCAACATCACACAAGGCATTATTGCTTGTGAAGTGTTGGATGATCCCAACCAGCTTTTCTTGATCCAAGCTGCTGGTACTATTACTCAAGCCGATATCGGTAAGAACGCTGATCCCACTGCTTCCACAACTGGTAGCACAACGACTGGTGTTTCTAACGGTACGTTGGGTACTCCCGCGAAGACTGCTGCATTGACTATGAAAATTGTTGGCTTGAGCGAACAAGCTAACAACGAATTAGGCCAGTACGCGGTTGTTGTTGTTAAACTTAATCAACACCAGTACGGTAGTACCGGCGTTGCTGCTGACGGAGCATAATCATGGCTATTACACGTTCCCAACTAGTAAAAGAACTTGAGCCCGGCCTGAACGCACTGTTCGGTTTAGAGTACAAGCGCTACGAAAACGAGCACGAAGAGATTTTCTCTATTGAGACATCTGATCGTGCATTTGAAGAAGAGGTCATGTTGACTGGCTTCGGTTCTGCTCCAGTGAAAACTGAGGGTGCCGGCGTTCAGTACGACACAGCACTGGAATCCTTCACAGCCCGCTACACACACGAGACCATTGCTATGGCTTTCGCGTTGACAGAGGAAGCTGTGGAAGATAACTTGTATGACCGCTTGTCAGGTCGTTACACCAAAGCTATGGCTCGTTCAATGAGCTTCACAAAGCAAGTAAAAGCTGCTTCTGTGTTGAACAACGGTTTCACTGCAGGCAACTATGCCGGCGGCGACGGCGTTGCATTGTTCGCAACCGATCACCCAACTGCCTTGGCTCAGAACTACTCTAACACTCCCGCAGTGGCAGCAGATCTGAACGAGACATCGTTGGAGCAGGCTTTGATCGACATCGCCGCGTTCATCGACGAGCGTGGTTTGAAGGTCGCTTTGACTGGTCGCAAGATGATTGTTCCTAAGGAACTGCAGTTCACTGCAGAGCGCCTGATGAAGAGCACTTTGCGCACTGGCACTGCTGACAATGATGTCAACGCGATCAAGTCTATGGGCATGCTCCCAGAGGGTTACGCTGTCAACCACTATTTGACAGACGTCAACGCTTGGTTCATCATCACTGATGCACCTAACGGCTTGAAAATGTTCCAGCGTTCACCTATCAAGACTGCCTTCGAAGGCGACTTTGACACAGGTAACGTTCGTTACAAGGCTCGTGAGCGTTACAGCTTCGGCTGGTCTGACCCACGTGGCGCTTACGGTTCGCCCGGCGCTTAATATTTCTTCGGAAATATTTGAAAAGGGAGCCTTGTGCTCCCTTTTTATTTGGTGTATATTGCAATCACTCCGGGGTTATCCGGTGCATTAGACTAGTCCCGGCTAGACGACATACAGACTAATGCGCCTAACTTGTATGTAAGGAAAAATCATGGCAAATACCACGTTTAATGGACCAGTTCGTTCCGTAAATGGTTTTCAAGACATTTCTATCAGTGCCACCACTGGCGCAGTCACCGTTGACGCTACATTTGGTGCTACTACCAGCGTAACTAACCTGACTACTACAAATCTGGTTTTTACTGATCAAAACCACCCCACTACTGCCGCAATTAACGCTACTGGCGTGGCTACTGCAGCACAAGTTGCAACTGGTTACATCACTTCTACTTCAGCTTCTCCTACAACCATCACATTGCCAACAGGCACGTTACTTGGTGCTGCTATTAGTGCAACACGTGGTACTGTTTTAGAGTTGTATGTGGATAACACCGCTGGCGCATCTACTGTGACCATTGCTGTTGCTACCAACGGTATCTTGTCTAGCGCTGCTGCTGATACTGCAGGTAGTTTTGGTGACTTGACCATTGCTGCTGGTGCAACCGGCCTTGCGCGCTTCACTATCATGTTCTCAAGCGCAACAGCCTACGTGTTTACCCGTACTGCTTAATTGATCTAGGGGGCCTCGGCCCCCGTTTACAAGGAGATTAATTATGGGTTTTCAATATGACGTAAAAGCGAAGACGATGGCCACGACTGCTGCCACCGGCATCGGTCAGCCTCGCGCGCGTATCAAAGCAGTCTATTTTGTTGCGGGATCTGCTGGATACATCTCTTTTACAGATGGTGGTTCTGGCGGTGTAGAGCGACTTCGTATCGCTGCTCCTGCCAGTACGGCAGGAAACGGTTCTACCTCTGTTTTAATTCCCGGAGATGGTATTGTCTTTTTAGATGATCCCTATTTAACAATCAGTGGACCTACTTCGGTCACATTCTTCTACGGATAAGGAGTCCAAAATGGGACGAGCAGCAAAAATGGCAGACGATCAGTACCAAGGCGAAGTTCAGCCCGGTGCACAGAAGCAAGATATGGCTAAAGGCGGCCCTAAGCAAACAGCACGCAAGACAGTGGCTCCTTCTGGTTCCACTACGCCGCGTGGTGTAGGTTTGGCCCGCAACAAGCCCTGCAAGATGTACTGAAATGGCTAAGTCTCCTGCTTGGCAGCGGAAAGAAGGCAAAAGTCCCAGTGGCGGATTAAACGCCAAGGGCCGTGCTTCTTACAACAAGGCTAATCCGGGTAAACCCGGATTAAAGGCCCCGCAGCCAGAGGGAGGTTCTCGCAAAGACAGCTTTTGTGCCCGTATGGAAGGCATGAAGAAGAAGCTGACAAGCGAGAAGACCGCTAAGGATCCAGATAGCAGGATTAATAAGAGCTTACGGAAGTGGAAGTGCTAAATGGAAAGCGTTGTTTGGAACATGATCCTAACGGCAGGTATAGGATTCGTGGGTTGGGTATTGCGCGACAAGGCATCTGAGATTAATCGTCTTCAGATCTTGCTCAATCGCACCCGCGAAGAAATTGCCAAGGAATATGTGACCAAAGCCGAAGTCCATGCAGACATCAACCGTGTTTTAGACAGGCTAGACAGATTGGACGAAAAGTTAGATCGTTTAATGGCAACAACTTTAAAAGGATAGCAAAATGAAACATAAAGACGGCGGACTCGCAAAAAAAGGCGAAGGCATTGCTAAAAAAGGTTTTGCCAGTGGCGGCATGGTTGCTGGTATGGGCCAGTCACAGGGTAAAACCCTGAACCAAAACGTCAAGAAATTGGAAGGCGATAAAGTTGCCGTCCGTGGTGTTGGTGCAGCCCGTGCCCGCACAGCAATGATCTACTGATATGGCTGTTTCCGGCGTATCCGATTTCGATCTGCAGTTTGACGACCTCATAGCTGAGGCGTATGAGCGCTGCGGTATTGAGGTGCGCGACGGTTACGACATGAAGACGGCGCTACGCTCTGTCAACTTAATTTTTGCAGAGTGGGCAAACAGAGGATTAAACCTTTGGACCATTGAGCAGCGCCAGCAGGTGCTGACGCCCGGGGTGTATGAGTATGACCTACCCGCAGACACGATTGACGGCCTTTCAGCCGTGATTCGGACCAATGCCGGCCAGTCTACTCAGCAAGACATCACAATTGACCGTATAGGCCGCGCTGAGTGGCTCCATGTGCCCAATAAGTTGACCCAGTCACGCCCTGCGCAGTACTACATTCAACGCACAGTGCCGGCCAAGGTGTTTCTGTATCCATCTCCTGATGCAACGCAGACTTGGACCTTTGTCTACTACGCAATTCGCCGCATGGACAATGCTGGTGGGTTTAGCAATACAGCGGACATCTCTTTCCGTTTCTTGCCGTGTTTGGTAGCGGCTTTGGCGTACTACTTGTCGGTCAAGAAAGCGCCGGACCGCGTCATGCTGCTTAAGCAGATGTACGAAGAAGAGTTTATGCGTGCAGCTTCTGAAGACCGTGAGCGTTCGGGCTTCTTTGTGGTACCTACGTACACGCAGAGGTAAGCTATGGCCTATGTATCAGGCAAATTTGCAATTGCGCTGTGCGACAGGTGTGGCCAACGGTACAAACTCAATACGCTTATCAAGGAATGGACGGGCTTTAAAGTCTGTCCTGAGTGCTATGAGCCCAAGCATCCACAGTTGGAGCCAAAACGCACGATAAATGAGCCACAGGCCTTGCATCAGCCTCGCCCAGAGAGTAGACTTGCGGTTACCGTCTACGTCGGGTTCACGGCTGATACTTCGTTTGCTAGTATTGGGATGATGCCGATGCCTTATGCGAAGCCTTTGTGGGCTGCTGCGGTGCTTTCACCGGTCAAAACGAGCATCATATGACATACACGGAATTAAAAGCTGCGATCATTGCGTACACGGAGAATCAGGGCTTCACTGCCACTGATTTAGCCACGTTTACAAAGCAGGCTGAGCAGCGTATTTACAACTCGGTTCAAATTGCCAATTTGCGCAAAAACGTGACGGGTGTTCTGTCTTCTGGCAACAAATATTTGGCATGCCCTAACGATTACTTATCCAGCTATTCTTTGGCTGTTTATCCCTTTGTCAGCACTACGGCAACAGGCACTGCAGGGCAATCAACCATTGTTGTAGCCAGTGCCTCGGGTATTGTTGTGGGTCAATATGCTGCTGGATCAGGGATTGGCACGGAGGCGGTAGTAACGCTGATTGTTGGCACAACAATTACATTGAGCGTGGCCAATAGCGGCACAGTATCTGGAGCAGTGACGTTCCAAGGCGACTACACGTACTTGTTGAATAAGGATGTCAACTTTATCCGTGAGGTGTACCCTAATCCGCGTGATGTAGCACTTCCTAAGTACTATGCTATTTTTGGTCCACAGTCGGCAAATGATGCTGAATTGTCCTTCATTTTAGGACCTACTCCGGATGCCAATTACTACGCGGAATTGCATTATTACTACTACCCACCATCAATTGTGACAGCAGAAACCACATGGTTGGGGGATAACTTTGACTCTGCACTTTTGTATGGCTGCTTGGTAGAAGCTTACACATACATGAAGGGCGAGCAGGATATGATGGTTTTGTACGATACGAAGTACAAAGAAGCGCTGATGCTCTTGAAGAACTTGGGCGATGGCAAGCAACGTGGCGATGCTTATCGCGATGGTCAAGTCAAACTACCGGTGAGATAACGCATGATTACAGCAGGACTTACCGACAGTTTCAAGGAGCAGTTGCTCCTTGGAGTGCATGATTTTGAGACAGATGTCTTTAAGATTGCGCTCTACACTTCATCAGCCGTGCTGGGCCCCACTACGACCGCTTACACCAGCGTAGGTGAGGTATCTGGGACAGGGTACACCGCACCGGGGCAAATCTTGCTGAATGTCACCGTCAACTTGGGTTTGGGTATTGCGTATGTCAGTTTTACCAACCCTGCATGGCCCGGGTCCACGTTTGCAACGCGTGGCGCACTGATTTATAACTCTTCAAAGAGCAATAAGTCGGTGGGGGTGTTGAACTTTGGTATTGACCAGACTATGCTTGGCCAAGAATTTATCATCCAGTTGCCAACGAATGATCCCGAAACCGCTTTGATCCGAATTACTTAAGGAGTCTCACATGAGCTTAGATAAAATGACCGCTACAGACCAAGTGTCAGCAGCAACAAAATACAACACAACGCCTTCTGACCAAATGGCTATCAATGGTTACTACCACGCTGTATGCTACGGCGCTGATGGTCAAATTAAGTGGGAAGCCCCCATTGAAAACTTGGTAACAACTGTTGGCCAGAACTTGACTTTGGACACCATCCTTGGCAACTCAGCCGCTGGCGCAGTTGTAATGGGTTTAAAGGGTACAGGCACAGCCATAGCTGCTGACACACAGGCTTCTCACGCAAGCTGGAATGAGGTGGGTGGCACTAACGCTCCTGCTTACTCTGGCAACCGTCCTACACCATCATTTAGTGCGGCTTCTGCTGGCAGCAAGACTACATCTTCTGCCGTGTCTTTCTCTATTACATCAACAGGTACGGTAGCTGGCTGCTTTATCAACATTGGCGGTAGCGCAACTAAAGATTCAACGACCGGCACATTGTTTTCTGCCGGTGATTTTTCTAGTTCCAAGGCTGTTGTTAACGGCGACACAATTGCTGTCTCATACACATTGACATTGACCTAAGATGGCCTACGGTTGGGGTGATAACGCTTGGAGTGACTTTGGTTGGGGCGGTGTCACCGCCTACGACGAGAGCGTCACTGAGTCGTTAAACACCCAGACCGCATGGGGCGCAGATACATGGGGGTCAAGTGGCTGGGGCGGTGTTGTAGGAATTGCAGAAACCCAAGAAGCCCAAGTCACTTATGGAGTGGCAGTCAATGAGTCTGGGGTTATAGCCGACAATCAGTCTGCAACTACGGCGTTTGGAGCATCTGTCACAGAAACTGCTGTCATTACAGATGTACAGTCAGCAATAGCTAATTATGGACTGTCTATTAGCGAAACAGCATCCATATTTGAAACCCAGATCGTAGCAGCAACTTTTGCTAAAGCTATTACAGAGACTTCGGCTATTGCGGAATCCCAGTCGGTAGCAGCTACATTTGCCAAGTCTATTACTGAAACTGTTGGAATTGCAGAATCACAGACCGTGGCTGCAACCTTTGCTAAATCTGTCATTGAAACTGCTTTAATACAAGACAGCAATACGGCTCTGACAGCTTACACAGCAACAGTTACGGATACAAATGCTATTTCTGATGCAAATACGGCGCAAACAAGTTATAACGAATTGGTTAATGAAACCGTAGCCATAGCAACCGTTGAGCAGGCAGTCGCTACATTTGTAGCAAGCATCACGGAAAGTATTGCTATTTCCGAACAGCAGTTGTTTGTGTGGTTGGCAACAATGATTGAAACTGCTGGGTTAATGGATTCTCAACTTGTTGGAACGTATTACACAGAATTTTTAACAGAATCTGCCACAATTACGGATACAAATACTGGTGGTGCAAATTACCAACTAAGCCGGACGGAAACGATGGCTATAACAGAAACAAATGGTGGACGGTTCTTGTGGGAAATTATTGATGACACACAAGGCGTTACATGGCAAAATATCAGCAATCCGCAAACACCGGGCTGGGGTGCTGTTGATACAACGGAATCGCCCGGTTGGACACAAATTTCTACACAGTAGGAGCATTAAATGGCAAATACGGCACTAATTGGCCTCACGCTACCAGCCACGGGCACACTGTCCGGGCAGTGGGGCGACACAGTTAACAACGCCATCTCGCAGATCGTTGACGTTGCCGTTGCTGGTACGCAGACAATCTCCACTGATGCCGACGTTGATCTGACTCTTACAACTGGTACTTATGCCAGCACAGGTCTGACATCTACAAGTTCTCAGTACGCAGTTCTCCTATGTACAGGCGCACGTACAGCGGCTCGTAACATTAACGTCCCAAAGCAAAGTAAGATTTACGTTGTTATCAACGACACAACAGGTGGTTATGCAATCACAGTGTGCGGTGGCCCTAGATCTCCTACGACTGGTG